CAAATGCTCGACAGTGCATATAACATTAAGATTGACTTTGGTGCAACTACAGGTCACACTGTTGGAGATAAATGGACAGGTACAGCTACAGCAGTAAATACTGATACAGGTATATTCTCAAATAGAAATGCTGGAAGTAACTATACACACGTTGGTATGTACTTCGATGTATCTACAAATAAATGGACATTCTTAAATGCATATGATTCAGAACCAGGTGTTGTTATCAATCCTGCGAATGGAACATACGGTGTTCTTAAAGCTGCAACATACGAAGGTAACTTAACTGGTAATGTTACAGGTCAAGTATCTGATATTTCAAACTTTACAACTACTAATTTAGCTGAAGGAACAAATCAATACTTTACAGAAGCAAGAGCAAGAAATGCTCTAAAAGTTGGTGGTACTTCACTTTCATATGATAGTGCAACTGGTCAATTATCATATTCTGACTCAGATAGAAATGCTACACAAATTAAAGGGTTGTTTAGTGCTGCAGGATCATTAAGTTATAATAGTGGAACTGGTGAGTTTAGTTATACTGATTCTGACCGATCACGAGCACAAATACTAGGTTTATTCAGTGCTTCAGGTGGTGGTTTAAGTTATAACTCATCTACTGGCGCATTTACAGATTCAGATAGAACAAGACAACAAATAACAGAATTATTTACCGCAGATGGAAAAATATTAGGATATAATAATACGACTGGTGCATTTAGTGTAGATAGTTCAGATATAAGAAATATATTCTCAGCATCTAGTGGATTAAAATATAATAATGCTACTGCATTATTTGAACTTGATTCAAATGCTTTCACACCAAGTGTTAGAGCACAATTATCCGCAACAAGTGGAATTAAATATACCTCTGGTACAGGACTTATTGAATTAGATTCATCTGCATTTACATCATCAGTAAGAACACAAATATCTGGTGATAAAGGATTGGTATATAATTCATCTACTGGTGTATTAGATGTTGATTCTGCAAATATTAGAGGAATGTTCTCTGCCGCAGGAAGTTTATCATATAACTCTGGAACCGGTGAATTTAGTTATACAGATTCAGACAGATCAGCATCAGCAATCAAGGGATTATTTAGTGCCGCAGGATCATTAAGTTATAATTCATCAACAGGTGAATTTAGCTATACAGATAGTGATAGATCTGCTTCGGCAATCAAGGGATTATTTAGTGGTGCTGGTGATATAACATATAATAGTTCTACTGGTGAATTTAGTTATACTGATTCTGATAGATCTGCTGCACAAATCAAGGGATTATTCTCTGCTGACGGTAAGGTACTAGGTTATAATAGTACAACCGGATTATTTAGTGTTGATAGTGCTGATATAAGTAGTATTATCACCGCAGATGTTGATAAAGCATTTGTTGATGCTCTTAATGTGGATGCTGATACTCTTGATGGACAAGATGGGACATACTATCGAATTAATGTTTATAATGCGGCGGGTACTTTATTGAATTAATATATAATCTTATATTATGTTGCCTTATGAATTAAAAAAAGAGTATAAAGATCTAATAAAGCGTTACGATGTTATCCATTGGGACGAGTTACTTAATCCTATAACTGATATAGAACATAGAATATATGAAACCTTTCAAGTTTTTGTAGTAGATAGAACCAAAAAATTAAAACAAGGTGCTGACTACGAAATACTTGTACCTATCCCTGAAGGCTCAGTAAATAAAACATTTGGTCAATTGGTAGATGAAAGAGCCGAACAAATCAAAGAAGAATATAAAGATAGATTAATTTGTTTGATGTGGTCGGGTGGTCTAGATAGCACAACGGCATTTTACGCCCTTAATAGTATAGGTTGTAAAATACATATGCATATAAATCACCATGCAATTGCTGAATTTCCTTTATTAGCAGCTGAAATATTATCAGGTAAGTATCCTAATGTTTATGCTGAATATGTACATACAGGCTTTTCTGGTTCTCCTAAAATGGGAATACCTCACACAAGACATCCATTGGAATTTAAATTTAGAGACTGGTTAAAAAGAAATCCAGAAACAATTGTAATTAGTGGCGAAATTGGTGACCAGATATTTGGAAGTGCTATATCATATCCTCATACATTTGGAACAAGACAAGATTTTTATAGAAAACAAATACCAGATGATGTTGCAGATGCTTTGGAACCAACAATTAGTAGTTTCCTAAATAAACCTGAGCATCGAATAAGTTTTGGTGAATGGACTTGGGCTGTAAATTTTACATGTAAATATCAGCACGTACTATTGAGAATGGGTTCGCCATGGAGATTATCACCTCTTTTTGGTAATGTTGATCATTTCTTTAATACAACGGAATTTCAACTTTGGTCAATGCAAAACTTTGAAAAGAATGCAAGTTATCAATCACAATATGTATATAAACAACCTATGCGGGAATATATAATAAGTAAAGGTGGGGATAAAAATTGGACTTGGAATAAAAGGAAGATTGGTTCGTTGTGTCAGGTAAAATATCTATGAACATAGTAAAATATTCAAAAGATGAAATGACAACTGTTGTAAGTAATGCAAATGATTTGTATTCTTATAAAGTATTCATTGGTAAACATACAGTACCTGTTGGTTCAGATGAATCATTATGGTATGTTGAAGGTGATACAGTAAAAACAGCAGTTGGTAAAAACATTTTGATAGATCAATGTGGAATTATTATAAAAGGTTATACTCCATTTGATAGGAGTTGTCAAATAAATCACTGGGCAACATTACCTTACATTGATGGTTGTGCTACAACACAATTGTTACCACCTATACGAGTAGGTGATCCTACATTTCAAATGTTACACATGCCACCTCACTCATCAGAGCAAGCTCACCATATACACTCAACGGCTAGAATAGTTTACGTATATCAAGGTTATGGTGAATGTATCTATGGAACAAAAGTAAAGAATCACAGCATGCCTTTAGAAGAAGGTGATACACTTATATTAGATAAAATGGTACCTCATCATTTTATTACACATGAAAAGTCATTAGTCGTTTTACCACTTCACGTTTGGTCATCACCAGGTAAAGATGAATTTAATCACCCAATGTTTAACGGAACACACGAAGTTTAATTCTTTTTTGGTATAAATAGAAGTATAACCAAGAGGATTATACCATGGCAACACCAGCAACAAGACAACAATTTATTGATTTTTGTTTAAGACGCCTTGGTGAACCTGTGATTGAGGTAAATGTAGACGAAGATCAGTTACAGGATAAAGTAGATGATGCTCTCATTTATTATAGAGAGTATCACAGCGATGCAACCAAGAAAATTTATCTTAAACATCTAGTCACATCAGATGATGTCACAAATGAATACATTAGTATTTCAAGTGATATTATATTTGTTTCAAAACTATTTCCAATATCAAGCACATTCAATACTTCATTCAACTTTTTTGATATTAAATATCAGATGATGTTAAATGATATTGCTGACCTTCAGAATTATGCTGGTGATTTAGCATATTATGAACAGATGCAACAATATTTGTCGTTACTTGATATGAAACTTAATGGATCTCCTCAGGTACAATTCTCAAGAAGAGAAAATAGACTTTACATATTTGGTGATTTTCAAGATGAAGATATAAAAGCTGGTGATTATATCGTCGCAGAAGTTTATCAAATCATAAGTGAAGATTCCAACACTAGTATTTGGAATGATATGTGGTTAAAAGATTACTGTACCGCGTTAATTAAACAGCAATGGGGGCAAAATTTAATTAAATTCGAAGGAATGACATTACCTGGTGGTGTTCAGTTAAACGGACGTCAGTTATACGACGATGCTAATGCAGACCTTGAAAGGTTAAGAGAAGCAATAAGATTAGAACACGAATTACCACCAGACTTTTTTGTAGGGTAATAAATGCAAAATCCATATTTTCAACAAGGACGAAAGTCAGAACAATATCTATATGAGGATATCATTATTGAGTCCTTAAAAATATATGGACAAGACATTTATTATCTACCTAGAGAAATTGTAAATCAAGATTCCATATTTAAAGATGATATTCCATCTCGTTATGGAAGCGCCTATAGATTGGAAATGTATATTGAAAATACAGATGGATTTGATGGAGATGGAGATTTATTTACAAAGTTTGGTGTTGAAATAAGAGATGCAGCAAATTTTGTTTGTTCACGTAGAAGATTTAAGAACCAAATTGGTAATAGAAGAACCAATGCATTAGATCCTGATAGTATTGTAGATTACTACAGACCAAAAGAAGGCGATCTTATTTATCTTCCATTGTCTGGTTCACTGTTCCAAATCAATAAAGTGGAAGATGAAAGTCCTTTTTATCAATTAAAAGATCTTCCTGTATTTAGAATGTCTTGTGAATTATTTGAATATAATGATGAGGACTTTGATGTTGAGATTGGTGAGACAATTAAATTACAAGAAATGGAAGATCAATTTGCATACAAATATATTCTTACTCTTGATTCAGATGGTAATGTTGGTGCAAGTTCACTTATCTTCCAAAAAGGAGAAATTGTACATCAGACTCTATCAGATGGTACAATCATTCAAGGTGAGGTATCTAGAGCATTTACAGACTCTGACCTTAAATTACATCTTGTACACGTTGGTGCCAATGATGGTAAGTTCCACTTACCCACAACAGGACTGCAGGTTATAGGACAAACGTCCACTGCTATAGCTTCTGTTACAGCTGTGTCAGAAGAACAACAAATTATGCAAACCACTCAGGCAGATGAGTTCGATGCATTTGAAGATGGCTTCATTGATTTTAGTGAAGGTAACCCATTTGGAGATCCACAATAATGTTTGGTAGTCATTTTTATCATCAGCGAATACGAAAATCAGTGGCCATGTTTGGTTCGCTATTTAATAACATATATGTATTAAGAAAAAACTCCAGTGGTGATGTTGTAAGTCAGGTTAAAGTTCCATTAGCTTACGCTAATAGATCCAAAGTTATTGAAAGAATTAATCAAATGGATCAAGGCGAACAGTATGAAAGACAAGTTGCAATTAAGTTACCAAGATTGTCATTTGAAATTATCTCAATGAACTATGATCCTGCTCGGCAATTATCAAAAACACAAAGTTTATCAAGAGCCGTACCAGATAGTGTTGTGAATAGATATAAAATTTATACTGGGGTCCCTTATAATATACAATTCCAATTAAATGCGTACGCTAAAACACAAGATGATGGTCTACAAATAGTAGAACAAATATTACCTTATTTTAATCCTCAGTATACAATGACTGTAAAACCTTTTAATGATTTTAGTGATTATTTGGAAGATGTCCCATTGGTACTTACCTCAGTTGCTGTATTAGATGACTTTGAAGGTACAGTAGAAGCAAGAAGAACAATTATTTACACACTGGATTTTGAAATGAAAATTAATTTCCATGGTGATTATGGAAATGGTTCCAAAATTATTCGTAAGGCTACAAACAAAATATATAATATAGCACCTAGTACTTTAACACCTGGTGCTGACTCAGATCAACTATTAGAGACATTAACAGTTTTACCAGATTCTTTATTAGTGAGTCCTGACAGTGATTATGGATTTACGGAGACTATTACACTTGCTGTAGATAGTGCTTAATTATGACAGATAAAAAAATTGTTTCGTTGAAAGATAAACAACGAGAAAAAAATATAGATGATGACTACAAGTATGCTAGGGCTAACTATTACGAGTTATTAGAACGAGGAAAGGAAAGTCTTGATTTGATGATAGAGGTGGCTAGGGAATCTGAACATCCTAGGGCATTTGAAGTTTTATCAAACATGATGAAACAGATGGCTGACATTAATGATAAATTAATGGACCACAATAAAAAAGAAAAAGAATTATCTCAAGCTCAAAAACAAGAAGAAGTCAAAAAAATGACACAAAATAATATCTTCCTTGGTTCTACATCAGAGTTACAAAAATTTTTAAAAAAGAATAACCAAGAAGAGATAGATGTCACTCCAACCAGCACAGAATGAAACATATCTAGGTAACGTTCATGTAAAACGTGACGGTATTCAGCAACAGTGGACAAAGGAAGAAGTTACTGAATATGCTAGATGTATGAATGATCCAATATATTTTACGGAAAAATATACAAAGATTATACAATTAGACCAAGGACTGGTAGATTTTAAATTATTTGATTATCAGAAAAAAATGTTTACACATTTTAATTCAAATAGATTTAATATTGTGTTGGCGTGTCGACAATCTGGTAAATCAATATCTGCTTGTGCTTATCTACTCTGGTATGCATTATTTAACCCAGAAAAAACAATTGCAATATTAGCAAACAAGGGTGCTACATCAAGAGAAATGCTTGGTCGTATTACGCTTATGTTAGAAAATGTTCCATTCTTTTTACAACCTGGGTGTAAAGCATTAAATAAAGGATCAATAGAATTTAGTAATAATTCAAGAATTATTGCATCTGCAACCTCAACAAGCTCTATTAGAGGTATGTCGGTTAATTTACTATATCTTGATGAGTTTGCTTTTGTTGAAAGAGCCGCAGAATTTTATACATCAACATATCCTGTAGTATCATCAGGTAAAGACACAAAAGTAATTATCACATCAACGGCAAATGGATTAGGTAATACATATCATAAGCTTTGGGAAGGTGCTGTTCAGAGAATTAATGAATTTATTCCATTCAGAGTTGATTGGTGGGATGTACCAGGCCGAGATGATAAATGGAAAACTCAAACAATTGCAAATACATCACAGTTACAATTTGACCAAGAATTTGGAAATACTTTCTATGGTACGTCAAATACGTTAATTAATCCTGATATATTAATAGAACAAAGGGCAGAACCACCAAAAGATATTTTGGAAAATGGTCTTTTAAAAATATATGAAGAAACAAAAGAACGACATCAATATATTATGACCGTTGATGTTTCAAAGGGAAGAGGACAGGATTTTAGCACGTTTAACGTGATTGACATAACTACATCACCTTGGAAGCAAGTAGCAGTATATCGCAACAACAATATCTCTCCTTTGCTCTTTCCTGATATTATATATAAAGTAGCGAAATCTTACGACAATGCTTATGTTGTAATTGAAGCAAATGATCAAGGTGGTGTTGTATGTAATCAATTATATTATCAATTGGAATATGATAATATGCATGTGGAATCCTCTGTTAAAACAGGACATTTGGGTATAGAAATAAATCGAAAGATAAAACGATTAGGTTGTACAGCAATAAAGGATATTATAGAAGCAAAGAAAATTAAACTTGTTGATGAGGATACGATTAATGAAATGTCAACATTTACATTAAAAGGACAATCATATCAGGCTGCTGATGGTTGCCATGATGATTTAATGATGAATTTGGTTCTTTTTGGATATTTTGCATCATCACAATATTTTCAAGATATGACAAATATAAATTTAAAGGAAATGTTATACGAAAAAGAATCACAAGATATTGAAGATGACGTAATACCTTTTGGTTTTATAACCGATGGATTAGATGAAGTACCAGAACCTATTGATCATGAAAGAAATAATTGGGAAATATGGGATACTAACCTATAAATATAACATATTATAAATAAAAGTATTGAATAAAAACTTGTAATGAAAAAACTTATTATTAACCAATTATAGAGAGACAATTATGGCACTTTTTACTCCATCAGCATCTCCTGCAATTACCGTAAAAGAAGTAGATTTAACAGGTGGCGTTCCTAACGTCCAAACTTCTACTGGCGCATTTGTTGGGGATTTCAGTTGGGGTCCAATACGCAATGCAACACTGATCACTAATGAAGCTGGTCTTGTTGAAGCATTTGGGTCTCCAACAACTACAAACAATATCGATTATTTCGCTGCTGCGAACTTTTTAAGATATTCAAATTCTTTGTATGTAGTAAGAGAAGCCACCGCAGCTGCATTAAATGCATCCGATTCATCTGGATCCGCAGTACAGATTAGAGATAAAGATCATTTTGATACAATCACATTTGCATCGAATGAAACTTTTCTATCAAGATATGCTGGAACTTTAGGTAACTCACTTAAGGTTGCAACACTATCTGCTGCTGACTCAGCCGGTGTATTTACTTCATGGACATACGCATCGTCATTTGATGGTGCTCCAGGTACATCAACATTTGCCTCAGGCTTATCAGCAACCAATGATGAAATTCATGTTGCTGTCGTTGATGAAGATGGGGATCTTACAGGTACTCCCAATACAGTACTTGAAACTTTCCCGTATGTTTCATTAGCATTGAATGCAAAAGCTGACGATGGAACTTCTAACTATGTGAAAGACGTAATTAACTCAAGATCACAATACATTTATCTTGCCGGTTTTGACAGTGATTTAACTGTTGCAAATGCTGGTACTAATGCATCATCTGGTGTAGATTTCCAAGTTGCACAAAGTAGAACAGCTGCTCAAATTAAGACAGCTGCTACAAAGAGCACTTCATTAGTAGGTGGTGCTAATTCTGGAACATTAACAACTTCAGAAGTTGCTACAGGCTTTGATTTATTCGAAGATAAAGATAATATTACTGTTGATATGTTGATTGCTCCTGGCATGAGTGCTAGAGCAGATCAAACAACAGTTGTAAATGATCTTGTAACTATTGCCGGATCAACACGAAAAGATTGTGTTGTTGTAACTTCACCTGCTAGGACAGATATAGTAAATGTTGCTGCTTCAACAGCAAATACAAATGCAGTCACAACTGCTGATACATTTACAAATTCTTCCTATCTGATTGTGGATAACCAATACTTAAAAGTATATGACAAATATAACGATAAGTATATCTTTGTACCTGCTGCATCATCAGTTGCTGGTCTTATGGCTGCATCTGATGTAAATGCTGGAACATGGTTCTCACCTGCAGGACCAAGAAGAGGTAATCTACTTGGAATTACAGCTCTGGCATATAGTCCAACCAAAGCTCAAAGGGACACCTTGTATAAAGCAGGTGTTAATCCTATAGCAAATATACCTGGACAAGGTGTAATGCTATTTGGTGATAAGACTAAACTTGCAAGACCTTCTGCATTTGATCGTATCAATGTAAGAAGATTATTCCTTGCAGTTGAAAGAGCAGTCAGCCAGGCTGCACGAAATGTTATGTTTGAGTTTAACGATGAGTTTACTCGAGCAGAGTTCGTGAATGTTGTTGAACCATTCCTTAGAGAAATCAAGGGAAGAAGAGGTATCACAGACTTTAGAGTCCTATGTGATGCTACCAACAATACCTCGGCTGTCATAGATCGTAACGAATTTGTTGCTTCAATCTTTATCAAACCTGCACGTTCAATTAACTACATTACTCTAAATTTTGTAGCTGTGAGAACAGGTGTTGATTTTGAAGAAGTGGCAGGAACAGTTTAATTAGGAGAAACACATGGCTATTTTAGGCGTAGATGATTTTAAATCAAAGATCAAAGGTGGTGGTGCTCGTCCTAATCTGTTCAAAGTAACCATTAATTACCCTGCATTTGCAGATGGTGATGTTGAGTTATCTTCATTCTTGGTTAGGGGTGCTGCACTTCCTGAATCTATAATGAGTACAGTTATTGTACCATTTAGAGGTAGGGAATTAAAAGTTGCAGGAGTTCGCACCTTCCCACAATGGACAACTCAAATCTATAACGATACTGACTTTGCTGTCAGAAATGCGTTAGAGAAATGGTCAAATGCGATTAATGCTCATAGTTCAAACGTTGGTCTTACCAATCCGGTTGACTATCAAGCAGACTTAATTGTAGAACAATTAGATCGAGACGAAACCGTTCTAAAAACTTACAACTTCCGTGGTGCATTCCCAGAAACAATAAGTCCAATTGAATTGGCTTATGATAACAATGATCAAATAGAAGTATTTGATTGTGTTTGGGCGTACCAATATTGGGAAGCAGCTGATACAACCACCTAGAGTTTGAATATTTTAGGGAGTTATTTTTGTTATAAATTAGTATTAAGGGAGTGTCGGAAGGCACTCCCTGATCTAACATAGGAACTTACATGGCAAACGAAGATGCAATTCTAAAAATGTTTGGTTTTGAGCTCAGAAGAGCTGGGGCCAAAATAAGCACAGATAAAGAAAAGTTACAATCTATTGTACCTCCTCAAGACCAGGATGGTTCGGGTTATGTAACAGCTGCTGGTGCACACTACGGACAATACATCGACTTTGATAAAGAAGGCGATGCAAAGGATAATATCCAATTAGTGAAAAAATATCGTGGTGTATCAATGCACCCAGAGGTAGACGCTGCTATTGAGGACATTGTAAATGAAGCAATTACAACAGGTGATAATAAGTCAGTAGTTGATCTTATACTGGATAACGTTAAAGCACCTGATAGCATAAAACAAAAGATGCGAGAGGAATTTGATAATATCGTGAATATGATTCGTTTTAATGATAACGGTCACGATATATTTAGAAACTGGTATGTGGATGGTAGGATATTCCATCACTTAGTTGTTGATGAAACACAACCTAAAAAAGGTATTCAAGACATTCGTGTTATTGATTCAACTAAAATACGTAAAGTAAAACAGATCAAAAAGGAAAAAGATGAAAGAACTGGTGCCTCCATTGTTAAGAAGGTAAAAGAGTTTTACATTTTCCAAGAAAAACCTGGACAACAAAATAGTGGTATTCAATTATCTTTAGATTCAATAAGTTATGTAACCTCTGGTCTAATGGATGAAAATAAGAAGAGAGTCATTTCATTCCTTCACAAAGCATTGAAACCAATCAATCAATTAAGAATGATGGAAGATTCTCTTGTTATATACAGATTAGCAAGAGCACCTGAACGAAGAATCTTTTATGTAGATGTTGGTAACTTACCAAGAGGTAAGGCAGAACAGTATATGAAGGACATTATGGCTAGGTATAGAAATAAACTAGTCTATGATGCTGGTACTGGTGAACTAAAAGATGACAGAAAACACATGTCAATGTTGGAAGACTTCTGGATGCCACGGAGAGAAGGTGGTAGAGGTACAGAAGTTTCCACACTACCTGGTGGTGAGAATCTTGGAAACATTGAAGATATCATATACTTCCAGAAAAAGTTATATAGATCTCTTAATGTTCCATTACAAAGATTAGAGCAAGAAGCTCAATTCTCACTTGGTAGAACAACCGAAATTACAAGAGACGAAATTAAATTCCAAAAATTCATTGATCGACTACGTAAACGTTTTTCAATGTTATTCTTAGAAATACTTAAGAAACAACTATTATTAAAAGGTATAATTACAGAGGACGATTGGGATTCTTGGTATAATGATATCATCGTTGATTATCAAAGAGATAACCATTTTGTAGAACTTAAGAATATGGATCTAATGAGGGAAAGACTTCAGACAATGGATCAAGTTCAACAATATGTTGGTGAGTATTTCTCTAAAGAGTGGGTACAAAAAAATGTACTTATGCTTGACGATGATACAATTGAAATGATAGATAAACAAATTAATGCAACAGATGATGAACAGGAACCTCAAGCCGAGGTAGGAGATAATAATGAGCAATGAAGCTTTGGCCAAAATGGTCGATAATATAGTCAATAAAGACTATAATAAGGCAAACAAAGATTTTGATGGCGCAATAAGCGATAAATTACAAGCCGTATTGGATCAGGCAAAAATAAAAATAGCAGGTCAAATATTTAATGGGCCTGAGGTTGCCGTAGCACCAGATGAGGAATTAGTAGCTGGTGAGGTGACCAATTCTGATTTAGAAGCAGAACAAGCAGCTGATGAAGTAGAAGCCGAAATTGATGCTGCTGATGAGATTGAATTAGACAATGAAGATGATGGATCTGAAGAAGAGGAATCAGAAGGAGACTTTGAAGAGACTCCCGAAGGAGATAATCAATAATTTAGACGACTTATCAGAAGAATACTTATTATATCTGATAAATCGTATGGAGATACTAAGGTTCCGACCTTGGAACTCTCAAATACAATACTTAGTTACAAATACACATAGAATACATTTAGAACAAGCACTCTTAACATACGATACTCTTAATACGCTTAATATAAACACTGAAGGTGTACTCAACGTAGGGACCGGAGGTGGATACTTTGAATACGTTTGCAAATACTTTAATACCCCTGTAGATACTGTAGAATTTATTAATCCTCATGGAATTACTGATGGTGTGAAAGCTTTTGTTCCTATGAGGAAATATTTTGGTATTGATATAACATATACCATGAGTGATGTACAAAAAGATAATTTTATAATTCACAAGTGTACAAAAAAGTATAATTATCTTATTTTATTTAGATTTTTATATCATGCTACATCAGAAGAAAATAAGATAGTTGATTATAATAATGCATACAAAATATTACAAAAATTGAGTAAGTATTCTGAGAACTGTATTATAATAGGAAGAAAAGAATGGGATAGTTTCCATGAATTTACTTCATTTGACAAGAAGATAAATGGACATTTGATAGGTAATATTAATAACATTTTAACTGAGTTAAAAA